AAAGGTACGCTACTGACCCACATTTAACATTTCCCAACACATATTTAACAACCGCTAACAGACTTTGGCACGCTTTTTGCTATGGGTCGCCCTTACCGTTTTTTAACATTTCGCACCCGACTTTGGCACGGTTTTTGTTATGCGTGTGCGCCCGTGAAATTGTTTCACGTGGAACACTGCCACACCGATGCACAAAATAAAATGTTTCACGTGGAACACATTGTTAAACAAAGTTAAAAGAATAATTTAACACAAAATAACACGCCAACCGCTTGCAATTAAAATAAAATGCTTACTTTTGCATCGTGTTAAACAATTAAATACTTATCAAAATGAAAACAACTGACTTACTTTATCAAAATCAAAAAGTGTTGAACGCATTGCAAGAAATGTTATTGCAAAGTAAGAAACACATTGACTTTTTGGCTGCAAATGCGCCCGAAATCCGTGCAAGTTTGGAAAGTATTGCCGAAAGCCTGCAAACGGGTGTCGATATTTTGGAAAATCAAATCGTGTTTAACCGTGATACACGCAACAAGTTTGCGAAAGAGTGCGCCTGCAAAAATCAAGCGTATGACTTTATCGCCGCTGAAAAACTTATCGGGCGTTTCAAAACCTTTTGCGAATGTTACCCGACAAACTTGTATATCGGTTTAACGGGCGTTGAAACATTGCAGGACAAATAACAATCAGCAAGCACAAAGAAAAGGCGGTAACAATCAAGTTGCCGCCTTTCTTTTTATCCTGCCTTGCAGTTACTCAATATAAACGCCGTCAGATAAAGCCGTGTATATCATTTCCTGCTCGTCTGCAAGCATTTCGGCGGTGTGGATAGGTGTAACATCATCGAATATATTAAACCCTCTGAAATCACCTAAAATGCCCGTTTGTCGGTCGGTGTTTCGCCCGTTGCTTGCGCTCTCGTACCACTTGCAGTAAATGTAAGGTTCTAACCCGTAATATAACATCTCGTTCCAATCATCGCCGCCAACGGTTTTGACTTGCGTACTTGGTGAAAGGTATATTATTTCGCTGCTTGGTTCGGTTTCCTCAACTTGAAATACAACGCCGTCACAACTCAAAAGCGCAACCCCGTTGCCCGTTACCACGTTTATAACGTACTGCAAAGCTATCGTTTTCCCTGCATAATCGTTATTGAGGTTTACAAACCCTGCAAAAGGCAAAAAGAGTTGTATTTCGCTTTCGTAGTCGGTGTTATCCTCATTGTGCGCTGGTACTACCGCCGTGCCGAAATCAAGCGTTATTTTGTCTTGCGCTGGCTGCTGGCACGAAACGCCCGTATTAAAGTTGCCGCATCGTATTACATCGGTGCTAAACGGCGTTATATCCGTGTAAATTCTTTTGATACGGTTAACATACTCGCCCAAATCCACATTTTCGCCGCCGTCCGTGAAATAACGCTTTGCGGCAAATTCTTTCAGATTATCAAGCGTTACAAGATACACGTTAATAGAGCCGTATTGTTTGCCCACCACCTCAACGGGAAAACACTCGCCCACTATATTAACCCGACTATAAACGCCGCTATTTTCAAGTTGGTACGAAATTGTAGCCTTTTTCTTGTCGCTTGAAATCGTAAACGGGGTTTTGGTTTCCCGTCCACCTATCCGTGTGATAACGCTTAAATAGGTCGTTTCGTCCGTGTGAAATTCGGTGTTTGGGTTTGCGTCAAGTTCCACCGTTATAAGGCTGTCAAAGTCCACATAATCGGGCAACGGGTCTTTGCTCGTACAATTAGTTAGCGACTTTGTAAGCGGCAAAGTACGTATATATGTACCCGTAACCGTAACCGAATAATCGCCGCCCAAATCAGTAATAACGGCGGTTGCCGTTACTCGTGTTGACGTGCTTTCTACCTGCATATCTTGCGTTATCGGCTCGCCGTCCGTGTTGGTGTAATGCACTTGTGGGTTATCAAGCCTTGCACTATAATAAGACGGTGTTTTTACGGTTATGGTGAGCGTTTCGCCGTCCCACTCGTGGCTTTCCTCTGTCCCGTCTATGTTGTTAGTAACCGTGGGCGTAACGGATTCGGGTATCGCCACTACCTCGCCACTAATAACAACGGGTGTGTTAACATCTAAATCGGTTATTTGTATGGTAGCCGTGTTCCCCTCAACCGTCAACGGCGTTTCTGTCGCCGTTCCTGCACTTGTATTGTAGCTTGCTTTCGCATCTTGGAACGTGTAACCCTCGCTTGCCGTTACGGTTATGGATAGTGTGCCGTCTTGGTATGTATGTTGTTCGGTGCTGTCGGTTATGTTGTTTGTTACGGTCGGTTCGGTCGGTTCGGGCGTTACTTCTTTACGGGTGGCGTTAAAAGTAATGGTATCGTTTTTACGGGGAACATTTGTACCCACATTAACCCCGTATGCCTTTGTATATGTACTTTCGGATACCAATCCATCGTATTGCGCCATACGTTCAAAACCAATCGTTCCAGGTATTTGTGACCACATATAACCGTATGGATATTGTTTAGTGGCTTCTGAATATGGCGTTAATTCATAATCGGGGCTTATATATAGAAAAAATATCGTGTCCCCGTTATCGTCAACGCCGTATTTTAGCGCATATTCTCTGTTAAACCCCGTAAGGTAGGCGCTAACGCTCGTAAAATCGGTTTTTGTATCATTCAGTGTCATTGTCGTTGCCTTTTAATGTTACCATAATAATGCCGCCCGTTTCATTCAGTAAGCCCGTATTTGCAAACGGCACTTTCTCGAAATTCGGGGTACGCTTGTAAATCGTTTCACGGTTTGAAATATACGGGTCGGGGTTGTCGCTTTCAGATACCCGTCCCGTTGCCGCCAAAATCTCGCTTTCGTAGGTTTTAAGCACGTCCACACGCAACGTAAGTTCGTAGGCGTTGTTTCCCTCAAAACTTACCCTATCCACGAAATAATACCGCCCTAAATCGGGTATATAACAATAATTGAAAGTCGGTCGGGGCTGCTTTCGTAGTGTGACGGTCGGGCGCATCACATCGAAAGTTTGCCGCAAATCGCCCTCAATCGCCGTAAAGTCGCCCAACTGCTTGTTTACCGTGTTCGGGTGTCCGTTGTATGAATAAAAGTTTATCGTTGTCATATCTGCAAAGAAAAAAGGCGGTGCGGTGCGCTTTCACCTGCACCCACACCGCCCAAAGTTAAACAATCTAATACCTATTGAGTTACTCAATAAAGAATACTACAAAGTTTTCGTTTGTATCGTTGAAATACCCTGCATCAAACTTGTAATAGTTGTTGAAAAACTCTGCCTTTGCGTTGTAGTTCGTTGTTACCCGTCTGTCAAGATTGCAAACGCCCAACGCGTCACGGTCGAACATCACGCCCAACACGCCCGAAATTTCCACGCTTTTGCCCGTGCTTTCCTTAACCGTAATGTGTCCCGTGCTGGCAAAGTCGTAGTTTTGTCCGCTGCCCTGCCAAAAAGGTACGGTTTCGGCTTGCGGCAAAAGCACATCGCCACGGTTGAACGTGTCGGAATAAAGATAGGTTTGCGCTGCCTTTGCAAAGTCTGACAAAAGTACAACGTGTAACATATCTTTCGGGGTAAAGCGTTCCTTTTTACCCACGTTGAACACGGTCGAAATGCTTTGCAGGCGGTCGGCATACGTACCCATAACGTAAGACGCAAAGCGGATAAAGTCGGGGTCGGTTATCGCCTTTGCCGCCGTAAGCGGTGTTTCTGCCCCTGTCTTGTCGTTGTACAACTTCAAAAGGTTTACACATCTTGCAGTGCTTGCGCTGGAAAGGTCTGCCCCTGCCATATCACCTGCCGCCGTTGCTCCAAACGCTTGCGCATCAGCCAAAACGGTTTCCGCAATCATGTTGTTAATAGTGCGCATAATCAAAGCGTCTGCCTTGATAGTCATTGACTTTTCAACGGCTGCATAAATCATCGAAATAAAGCCGTTGAGTTGTGCGGCGTTGCTGAAACTTTCCTTAACCTGCCTTTCGGTGATTGATACGGGCACTTCAAACGTAACCTTTGAGTTGAAAAACTTTGCCGAAACGGTCGGTTTGTGGAACACATCTTGCGAATAGGTCTGCCCGTCCGTCAAGTTCCACGTGTCGTTTTCCTCTGCTTCGGGAACATCGGCACTTATTTTTTCCAATACGCTGCCAAACTCCCACGCATCCATAAGCACGGACGGCACTTTGCCGGCATAAGGTCGGTTTACGAAAATCACCTTGCCGATATGGTTTACAAGTGATTTTACGTAGTTGTCAACTGCATTTTGGTTAAACACTTCCGTGCCTAAATCCACAATGCCCGTAAGGTCTTCGGCTACAATGTCAGTACGCCCCAAAACCTCGCCCGATACGCTGTTAATAAGCGTGTAAATCTGTTTTACTTCCATATTGCTAAAATTAAAATTAGTTATTCGTAAATACTCGTTGTTAATTCTCTTACAAGTGCAAAGATAATGTTTTTTCTCCAATTATCACGCCTTAACTGCAATTCTTTTGCAATTTCGCTTGAAATTGATTTGCTTGCGCCCGTTCCTTTGCTGGTTTCGGTCGTTTGGCGTTCCTCTGTGCGGTTTCTCTCATCGTTTGCGGTCTTTCGGTCGCTGTCTGAAAAATCGGTATCGTTGAACGCCTTGTTTGCGCCCGTTTCGGTGTTGTCGGTGCTTTCCTGCAAAGTTACGGTTTCCGTCCTTTCAACTTGCCCCGTGACGGGTGTAAGTACATCGTAATCGGCTAACATCGCCGCCGCTTCCCGTTCCCAACCTTGCACGTTTATCGCAATCACCGCCGAAACAACATCGCTTGCGTTGTCGCTGGTTATGCTGCTTACAACGGTCTTGCCGCCGTACATCAGTAAGGCGTAAGCGTCTAACTTTGTCGGGTCGGTATCGCCGAAAATAGCGGCGTACTCGGTCGGGTATTCAGTCTTGAAAACGGTTGCGAATATCCCGTTACCCGTTGTAAATAGTTCGCTGTATTTCATTGCTTATCGTCTTTTGTTTCTGTTTCCTCTGTTTCCTCTGTTTCCTCTGTTTCCGTGTCGTTTCCGTCCGTTTCCGTTTCCGTTTCTTTCGTTTCCTCTGTTTCCTCTGTTTCCGTGTCGTTTCCGTCTGTTTCGGTGTCGTTTCCGTCCGTTTCGGTGTTTTCCTCTGTCGGTTCGGGTTCTTCTGTCGGGTCGGGGTTTTCCGTTGCCGTTTCCAAATCAGCCGCCAAAGCGTTGTAATTATCACGTTCCAAACCCCAACTGCTTGCAAGTTTAACCGAAATTTCGGTGTCAAACATTGCGTTAATCTTTTCAACTGCATTTTGTCTTTCCCTTAACATATTATCCACATACGGCAAAAGTACATCAACATTCATTGATACCTCGCCCAAATTAAGGCGTTCACGCTTCATATTATAATTTGCGTTCAACCCCAATTCGTTGTACATACTCGCTTTGTAGTATTGTATCAGTTCAATAAGTTGCGTAATGTACACGCTGTTTGTGGTCGGGGCTGTCTGCATATTTACGCCCTTGAAAAAGGCGTTTTCCCCGATTATTGAAAATTCGCCGTTTTCTATCTTGCGCAAAAATTCATCGGCACTTTGTTTCGTCTTGTCATCGCTTGCGCTTATCAACATTGTAATACGGGTTAATACGCTGGCGGTGTTCAACGAAATAAGCCCGTCAGTATATAACACGGCATAACGCCCGATAAGCGGCAAAAGGCTTTCGCCGTTGCTGTCGTTCTCAATCAAAACCCCGTCTTTCTGTATATCGTAGGTTTTGGAAAGTTTTAATGCAGGGTTTGCCACGGTGTAAAGCGTTGCCCGTCCGTAAACATCGGGTTCGCCGCCTTTGCCTCCCGTGAGCGCATACAAAACCCCCTCCAACTTTGTAACAAACACGTTGCCCGTTGTCTGCAAAAGGCGTTCCAATTCCTTTTGCGGTATGCTTTCGGGCAAACCCTCGTACTCAAACATACTTTGAGTTTTCGCCAAAGTATTTGCAATAAATTCGGTTACGGCTGTGTCCTTATCCCTAATTTGCGCTTGGTACAACTTGTAAATGTTATCTTTCCTTTTCATCTGTCAAAACCTTAATAAGCGTTGTTAATTCGGCTAACACTTTCGTATTTTCCGCAATCGTATCTTTTAGGTGTTCCGTTTCTTCTTGGTGCGCTTGCCGCTGTTTCACCATATACCAAAACAACGCCCCACACATCACAATCGGAAAGCCCAAACTTGAAATGATTTGAATAATAGTATTTGCGTCCATATCTTTATAATTTAGTTACTACTTGCAAAGATAGGCATTTTATTTGTAAAACGGTCGGTTCGGCACGAAATTTGCACCAAACCGCCCGTAATTATCATTTTAACGAAACTATGTTTGTCTTTGCGCTCGTGATTAAATAGTTTCTCACTATTTCGCCTATCTCGTTATCTTGGTAGAAAACTTTGTCTATTGCGAAAAACCGTGCCACTTGTTGTTCAACATAACTTGCGGTGCTTAACAACTTGCGTTTGTAGTTCGGTTTGCCGTTCATTTCCAAAGAATAGATAAGGCTGTTTTCTTCGTCTTTTATCGGTGTCGTTTTGGCGTGTATGTATGTAAAACATTCGTTGCCTACTTGGATAATGTTACCCTGCAAAACAACATCGTTAAACTTGATATAGTACACAAACAACACATCTTGCGGCTTGTACTTGCACGGCAAGTGCGGATATACTGCCAATTCCCATTTGCCGCCCGTAATCATCTGCAAATTTTGATTGTCGAAACAAAAATACTTGTTGCTGGCTTTGTGTTGTACTATCGTGCTGCAATACTCAACCGCCACGATTGCGCCGTGTTCACCAAAGCGGTAAATATCTATCGTGCCCTGCTCCATAAACGGCACTTGCTTCAATCCCATTTCGGTAAAGTACGGGCAAAACTTGTTTACGGTGTTACCCAACATAAACACTTTTACATCGTTCCTTTGGCGTATTATCGTGCTTAACAAGTTCATAAACAACATAAATTCATCGGGCAAATAATAACGCCTTGTTAAAAATTCGTCAAACACGATTGTTGTTACATTCGGGTAACTGCTGCTTTTCTCGTGTTCCTGCTCTGAAAGGCAAAACCCGTAACAAAACGGGGTCGGGTCGGGTGTCCGCTTGTTTTTCTCTGCATCGTAGTACGACAAAAACCATTTGTTAGACATATAGAACACTTCGTTAAATTTGCCCTCTGTCAGTTCCTCAATAAGCCCGTTTGCCACGTGATTTGCAAACAGACTTTCGGCACGTTTGCCCCTCAAATCCTCACGCCAACGGCGTATATATGCCATTTGCTTGCCCGTCTTGATATAGTTTTCCAAACCATATTTTAAGGCGGCGTAAGTCTTGCCGTTTGACCTTTCGCCGAATATCACGTTATAATCGGCGTTCTTGCTTAAAATCGCTTTCAAGTCGTAAAATTTCGGCTTGTCCTGCTTTGTCTTTCTTGCTGTCATATTCTCGTATTTTAGTCCTTAAATTTGATACCTCGTAAATAATTAAGATACATTACAGAAAGTGAAAGGCTGTACCCCGTTGGCTCCAAATGTACGCCCGTGCGTTCGTTGTATTGCGCCGTGCTGCCTTTGTAGTCGGTTATTTCGCCTTTTATCTCGTAATCTATGTAAGTATGTATGTTTTTGCCCGTGGCTTGCGGCGGTATATCCAAATAGTTTGTAAACGCTTGGAATATCCCGTTTGCCCCGTACTTTTCCATTAAATACGGTATCGCCGCCTTTTTGTTCACGCCCGAAACGGTTAAACTGAAATCGTATGCCCGTCCGTTGGCTTTCAGTGCGTTTGGCTCTTCCACCATATAGCGTTTTGCGCCCAAAGTCTTAAACCTTGTATAAGTCCCTTCAAAGTCCCAAACGCCCAAAGTCTTTGTTATGCCTTTTATCGTTTGTGGCTCGCAAAGCGAAAACGGCAAACCGTGGTACTTGCACGCCGCCCGTAATTTCATTTGCACCTGCATATTATAAGCCTTGAAATATGCTTCGTGCGCCTTGCCGTTCATTATTTTAATGCTGTCGGTGTCGCTGTATATGTAATCGTCTTTTGCTTCGTGTATGCCCGTGAAAAGGTTGCGCCGTGCGTATGCGGTTACGAAAATGCCCCACGGGTAAAACAAGAAACGGTTTTTGCTGGTGTTGTACTTGTATAAAAGTTCTTGTTTTTGTTCGGCTGTCATTGAGTTAATATCCCATTCGCCGTTATATGTAAACTCATCACGCAAAGGGTTGGTAACACTCATACCGTAACAACTGTTTAACATTTCCTTGCTGTTTAGGTACTCCACTTCTTTGCCCTCAACGCCTTTTAATTTCGTCTTGCTTTCGTACAAATGTAGTATTGATTTTACAAACGGGGTCGGCAAATACTCTTTCTTGTAACAATACATTTCGCCCACACGCATACTTTCCCACGTGTAAAAGTTTTTGATTATATTAAAATCCACGTCCGTAATTGTCAGTGCTATTTTTGCAGCCGCCACAATGCGCCCGTTATTTTCGCACGGGTTTTCTTTCACAAAACATTTGCTTGCGCTTATCGGGTTGTCTTGCGTTTCGCTGGCAAATATGTTGGTAAACTCAATATCGAACACGCAACAATACTTTGATATTAAAAACTCAAATTGCGCCATACTTTTAACCGTTATCGCAACGCCTTGCGACATCGGGTATTTTTCCGCTATCATCACATACGGGTAACTGCTTGTAAAGTCGTAACTATCCACGTTATACATTATTTCGTCTGTATATTCGGCGTTTGCGTGTGTAAAACCGCCGGCAAATGCACGTTGCAGCATATTAAATTCATTCATACCCGTAATTTGTAGTTCCTGCATCAAATTAACGTAGTCCCAATTTGGTACGGTCTTTCCTGCATCGCTCTTTTCACGCAAACAATGCGCACGACAATACTTGCGTACAAACCCCGTCTTTGTTATCGGTATGTGCGTTATTCCTTTGCTTTCCTCGATACGTTCCTGAATATAGCACATAACTACTTTAATATCGTTTATGCAGTAGTGTATTTCCGCATCGGTTAGCGGCGTTTCGGCGTGTCTTATTTGCTGGTAGTCCAAATCGCCGACGGCTTTTGCACACTTGTATTTCATAAGTTGCTCGCCCAACTTTGCAAGCGAATAACCCGAAAGCAAGTAACTACAACGAAACTCAATGTTACCCGTTGTTATTGCATATATCGGTTTACACAAATCAATACTGAAAACCCGTTGCCACTCAAACCACTTGCGCAAAAACTGAAATTCGTATGAAAGGTTATGCACATACACAATAAGGCGTAATTTGTCATTCAGTTGCAAAACCTCGCTTACGGTCTGCATCATCGTGACAAACTCGCCCCACGTGCGCCCCATTATTGTATATCCGTTTATGCCAAACTGCCAAACGTACATTATTGCGGCTTTCTCTAATTTCGCCTTGCGCCCGTTGCCGTCCTGCATACGTTGCACTTGCTCGTATGTGTACGCCCGTCCGTCCGTATCACGGTAAAAACTTGTTGTTTCAATATCAAAGGCGCACGGCACGTTGTAAAACCTTTCGCCCTTGCTGTTTCCGATAATGTTTTTTTCGTTTACGGCACGTTGCAAGACGCTTGTTATTTCGGTCGGGCTGTTTATTATTTCTTGTAACTCAAAAGGTATTTTTTTCATAACCCGAATTTATTAAAACCTTGTAGTATTCGGTCTATATCATCATCAATTTTGTTTGCCGCTTCATTTGCGGCTCTCTCTATTTCGTCATCAATCGCCCGTGAAATGCTTTCGGCTTCACTCTCTATTTGGGTGCTTATATCCCGTGCGCTTTGCTCCATTTCGCCCGTGAAATCCTTGTACCGCATCAAATACCGCTCCACAAAGTCGTTATCTGAAACGCTGTTTAACTTGCCTTGCAAGTTCCTTGCCATTAGGTTGTACTCATCGGGCGTTAAATCGTACACACGTTGCAGGTGTTGCCCGTACTGCCTTGCGCCTTGCGCCGTACTGGTTGGCTGGCGTAAAAACGAAATCGCCTTGCCGTACTCAACTTTTAAGGCGTTCCAATCGTGCTTCATTGAAAACTTTGTGTACCCCTCTATATCCCCTTTGTTCAACGCTTGCACGGCTGGCGAAAGTTGTCCGCTTGCTTCAATGTTTTGAATACGGCGGTTTGCCATTTGGAAAACACGTGCAATCTCTTTTCGCATTTCGGGGCTACTCTCAACGGCTTGCAAAATCTCTCTCTTTAATTTTAGCTTGCTGGTTTTCGCATATACAGACGGCGAAAAATTAACTTTGATTTTTACCATAACGCTGTTATATTAAATAGGGGTTACAAACATTGCAACCCCTACAAAGTTAAACATAACTTTTCAAACTCTTACAAGTCCACGAACGAAATAGAGTAACACTTCTTGCCGTGGCTCTCATACTCGTAAATCGTGTACCCGACTTTGCCGTCTTTGATAGTTTGTACTGCCTCATCATCGGCGAGAATTTCCCGTACCGTTTCGGCGGTGTGGCTTGGCAAGTTTACCAACCGTTTGTTTTTCTCGTCAATTATTACGGGGCTGTCGCCTAATTGTGATTTGTGGACATAAATCCCGTTAATGTTGTGTATCACATCTTTGCCGCCCTCATTTTCAGAGTTGAAAATATCGGCTAACTTGGTGTACTGAAAATCGGTTGTGTCAATACCGAAAGTTGTCTTGTTAAATTTACTTGCAAAACTTTTCATTGTAGTAATCTTTTAATTGTTAAACTTGGTGTTAATTGTTATTCGGCTGTCTGTCCTTGCGGCTCGCCGTCAAACGGCAAATTCGGTTCGGTGTTGGCTTGCGGCTTCAAGTCCATAAGCCACGCACGAAAGCGGTTTATTTTCATAACCGCACGTTGGTTGCGGCAAACTTCATTACACGCCATAAGGCTACCCAAAGCCGACAAAGCGGCAAACGAAAACTCGTCAAATGCTTTTCTTTCTTCGTTCATTGTAGTAAACTTTTAATTGTTAAACATAGATTTTTTGAATTTCAACGCCCCGTTGTGCTTTACTACCGTTGTATCGGTTGTTACTATCGTTGCTTTGCCCCGTATCGTCACACCCTTTGAAACGCTGCAACCCTGCAAAATTGCAGATAGAAACAACATCGCACCGCAAACGGCAAAAATAGAAACACACATTGCAACCTCTTTAATTGCTTCTTTCGGTTGCTCTTTGAAATGCTTTATTAACTCTTTCATATTTCAAATTGTTTAAGTAACACGGTGCAAAGATACAACTTTTTTTCAACATACAAGCATTAAGGGTAAAAAGATTTTCGGTTTAACTTTTATTAACTTTTGGTGTTGTGTTCCACGTGAAACATTTTATTTTGTGCATCGGTGTGGCAGTGTTCCACGTGAAACAATTTCACGGGCGCACACGCATAACAAAAACCGTGCCAAAGTCGGGTGCGAAATGTTAAAAAACGGTAAGGGCGACCCATAGCAAAAAGCGTGCCAAAGTCTGTTAGCGGTTGTTAAATATGTGTTGGGAAATGTTAAATGTGGGTCAGTAGCGTACCTTT